ATTGGTGGATTAAATTTATTAGATACTCCAGAAGATTGAGTAATTGTAGGTGCAGAACCACCCATGCCAGCGTGAACTGTACAATAATAAAATAATGGAGGTACAGTTTGATCTGCAGTTGTAGTTGAGTTTCCTACAATAATAGTAGTATTTGATCCTGCATTTCCAGATACACCTGTAGTAGTTACACCTGTTGTATAAGCTGCTGCTGGAGAGTTATTTGGATTTGTAGAAAATGCAAAAACGTGAGTAAGATTCGAATTATCAGAAGTGTCAAAGATATACGTATTACCTTCTTGTAACTGAATAGTCGGGCTAACCGTACCATTAATATAGTATTTATTCCCTGTACCATATTGGTTAGTACCAGTTGCAACCGTAACTGTATAAGTAATAGTCGCCATGTAAATTTCTATGCACCCGTAATCGTTATCGTAACGCTTCCGCCTGCTCCTGCTAAGTTATAAACAAGTCCATTTTTAAACAAAATACCAGAACCTGGAACATAAACTTCTAGTCCCTCAGTATTGTAATTGTAAATAGCTTTTGCTGTTCCTGGTGTTGTTGCATCTGCAGAATCAAAAAATTTAATTGTTGATCCAGCAATACCTTCACCCTGAATAGAAGTAATTCTTATTCTTCCTGTATGAGCAAGAGTATCAGCTCCAACTGTAGTCATGTTTATGGTTGTTTGATCACTTGAAAAAGATCCGCCGCCTGACATATGTATTCTCCTTTTAAATTATGTGGTCCCGTAGGACCACATAAAAATTATATTAAGTTAATTGTGGATAAGTTTCCTTACCATCATCAACACAGTAGTATGTTAAAATACCAGTGTAAGTTCCACCAGTTGCAGCTGAAGCACCTACATTACCTGTAACAGTCGCATTGGCTGTTAATCCAGCAGTAGTTACTAAAGCACCTGCAGCGACAGTTGTTGTGTTATTTGCATCAGCATCTAACTCATTAAACAATCCATCTGGATCTGCAGCTGTAGTTCCACCAGCACCATCTGAGTGTGCTAAACAACCAATGTCAACAGTTGGGTTTGTTCCACCTGTTGCAACAGCTTTTGTAGTTATAGAAATTGGAACTGCTCCTTTAGGTAAAATAAAATCTTCACCTGTAGTTGCAGAACTTCCTATTTTTACGTTAGTTGTTCCATCTGTGTTTGCAGCGGTAACTGGGTTAAAAGAAAACATTACTGAAAGTACTGTTACTCCCGGTGATGCGTCGCCTTTATTAGTTCCACCATAACTTCTTATCTTTCCTTGAAAAGATGTTCTTGTTTGTGCCATGATATATTCCTCCTAGTATAAAAGAATACCGTCTCTAGGCTAGTCGACTATACGCGTCGATATTCTTTGTTAAGTATAGTGTGATAAATATACAATAGTTTTTAGTAGAGTGCAAGAGAGCTTATAGTGCGGAGAGTGTTTTCCAACGATGTAGCTTTTTACTAAGTAGCTACAGAAACTTGTGGAGCTGCGTCTTCGACAGTATTCTGTCTGTGAGCAATAGCTGCTTCTTCCAGCTTAATGTCAGTAATGATTTTTTTAACTTTGTCATCAATTCTGACCATTTCAAGAGTGTATCTATCATTAGACAGATGCTCCTGTTGCCACTTCAACTCCAAGGACCTTTTTTGTTTGTATAGGTCTTGTATCATCAATAACCTCCTCATAAGTTATTCGATTTATCTCGTTATTATAGTTGTTTCCGAGATACTCCCATTTTATACTCTTTTCTCCTAGCTTGTCAAGTATTGCTTTTTCAACACTTTCAGCCGTATCTTCAACATGCTCAATATTAAATTTTGCATGATGATCATATGCCCAAATATTTATGCGAGTTTTTTTCATTTACACACCTTTATATGTAATAAAGGGGCCGTTTTAAGGCGGCCCCTGAATATTTAATTATTATGCAGTCCCTGGTGAACCAAAGATACCTCTAGGGTCAGAGAAACCAAATACGTATCTCTCTCTAGCTTTGTATCTAACGTTGCCAGTATCAAAGTCACCTTCCATAGTAGTTTTGATAGGTGATCTGTTGAAATGTTTTAGACCATTAGGCACATCTGTTTTGATAAAGAATGCATCAGGATCAGTTAAGTAATGGTTTACAGTATAACCTTCTGGAACCATTCCCATGTTCTTGATAGCATTGATATCATTATCAGCTGTTCCTACTCTACCTTCAGACTTCATAAGTCTGTCAGCAGTGAATTGCAGTTGTGGTGGAATAATCATTTTCATTCCTCTAGCTGCAATTTTTAGTCCTCTTTCATCAGTGAAAGCAGAAATGTCAATTAAAGACTGTTCTAATGAAGTTTCATTTAAGTCAGCTGCTGTCGCTAGCTCATTACTGAAATTTCCAGAAAGAGTAGGGTGAGCATCACTTAATAAAGCAACTCCATCGCCGCCTGCGTATGTATTGTCAAATCCATTGTTCAATACTGCAGCGCCTTTAATTTGCTTAGTGCTTGCCATTGATCTTGCTAAAGCTTTTGTATATCTAGACGCAAGTCTGTCATACAAGTTATCTTCGATCGCTTCTTCAGTGATCGCAAATGCTAAAGCAATTGTTTCGTTTGTGTAACGAGCTGTGAAAGTTTCTTGCGCATCGTCGTATGATACACCTTGACCTTCAGGTTTAACAGAAGCATTTCCGAAACCAGATAACATTACTTCCTCTTCGAAAGCTCTGTCTGAAGTTTCTGTGTCGAAAATTTCTGCAGCTTCGTCTGCATATTGTCTGTACTCTAGTCCGAATAAAGCATTCAAACCAGGTTCTAACTCTTTTACGAGTTGTGCTCTTGATATAGCCATAGTTTATTTTCTCCTTATTCGCTATTAGTTGTACAAGTGCGAGCCTTTAGCGATCATAACAACAACATCACTGCCGTCTGCTGTATAATCGTTTTGACCCGGGATATTAGCACCTCTAATTAGAGTAAACATAGAAGTTGTAGCCACTGATGAGATTCTTAATCTTTCATCAGACATACCGCTTATTCCTGTCGCGCCATTATCACCTGTGTTATAGTTAAGACCAACATCATTTTGTTGCCAAGCTGATCCACCAACTCTTATATTGAATTCCTGATTAGGATTGTCCAATACAAAAGCAGTTCCATCACTTGAACCTGTGTTGTAGTCTACCGCAAAGTTTGTTCCACTCGTTACTGAGTTTGCAAACGTCGGTTTTGATGTTCCTGCATCTACGTAGAAAGCGCCATTAAAGACACCTACTAATAGAGGAGAAGAAGCTGTTGTCCAGCCAATTCCACCAGGATTATCGTCATCTGTTGAATCGTAGGTAGCATCTTGAATATAACCTTTTTCAGCTGCCTGAGTTCCTGCATTTAGAGAAACCGGGTCGCCTTTGAAAATTGTATTAAAAGCTGCGCCTGCGTAATCATATAGCTTGTATTCAGATTGACCAGAAGTTGCAGGTGTTGAACCTACAGTCATTACTGCTCTACATCCGTATCCAGCTGTATTATCGTTAGCCATGTTTTATTTCCTTTTCTTAAGTGTACCTGCCCGTGAGGGCCTCCAGTACGGTTAACATATTTTTGTTGGTAAGAAATTACTAAAAGATTATTTCTTTGAACCACCAAAAGTTACACGAGTCTGCCTTTCATTATTGATTGGCATACTTGGGTGCTGTTCCTTAAGAACATCGTTATTCACTGCTTCATCGCGTTGCTTAGTTTGATCTTTATAATAAGCTTCACGTTGTTGCGCGATTTCTTCGGGTATCCTTGCCAGCACAAGGCCTCCTACTCCGATAACACCAGAATATTTTCCTGTTGTCATAGATGGAAAGTCTTGTTCAGGATATTCGTCAGCTCTCACTAACTCCCATCCTTCTCTAAGTTTTCCTGATACATTTTTTGTATCGTCGAAACCTAGGACTTCAACTCTAATCCATCTGTGTCTGTACCCTTGGGGTGCAGGTGGTGCATCGAGTGATGAGGGTGGAGTCCAAGTTGTAGGTTTTTTAACCTTCTCTCTTGTTTGACTCGCACGTGAGGTTTTTATATTTTCATTTTCCATATGCTTATTGTCCTTCCGTGATATTTAATTGTTTCGCATACTCTTCGAGTGGCACGCCTATTCTTTTAGCAATTGCTACCTGTGATGGCGAGAGTTTCACAATTTTTCTGCGTCCTGTTGAGCTAGAACGATTAGCTGAAGCTACATTTTGAGCAGGTCTTGCTCTTTTTGTAGTAGTATCCTCTACCTTATCAAATTTATGCGGAAATTCAACCCTTATTCTTGTGTCAACTTCTTCATAATATTCGTCAGATTTTGGATCATAACCTTCTTTTTCTACAAGCGTTTTGTGTATATCAAACGCTGTATAAGTCATAGCAGTATCATTACCAAACCAAGGATTCTTAGCAGCCCACTCTTCGGCTCTAGGATCACTTTGTTGTGTTGGTTGTTGTTGCTGTGGAGTAACATTAACCTCTTTTTCTTTAGGTGCTGCTACTTCTCTAGCTTTTAAAGCATTAACTCTAGCAGACTCTATAGTTAAATTAGCTAACTGTTCTTGTGCTGCTATTTGTGCTTCAACATCTTGTGATTCAATCGCATTTTTAAGAGCTAGCTTGGCTGCTGCCATACTAGTCGTAACTCTGTTTTCAAATTCACTAACATAGTTTTTATCTAATTTAGATAATCTTTGTTCTGCTTGATTTTTTTGTTGAGTAACTGATTGAGCATATTGAACAGCTTCTTCTC